GTTTCTCACCAACCATTCTCATATTTGACGAAGCGGCGTTTATCGATGCCGATGGAGACTTTTGGGCGGCTTGTATGGCTTCCCTATCAACAGGTGGTAAAGTAATTGTCATCTCCACACCGAATGGATACGACCCCATTTATTACGAAATTTATGATCAGTCCATCCGTTTGATGAATGACTTCAAAATTACTGAGATGTATTGGTATCGTGATCCTCGTTATACAAAAGATTTCTATTTGGTGAAAACAAAAGATATTATTCACTATTTTTTAAATCGGGATGAATATAATGACAAAGAAGTTATCATAGACTACTCATCTACGGATCCATTCGATAGAGACTTTGAAGAAATTAACGCCCGATTCAAAGATGGATATAAGCCATCATCATCATGGTTTGAAGCTATGGTAAAAAAACTCAAATACGACAAAAGAAAAGTTGCTCAGGAATTAGAATGTAACTTTTTAGGATCAGGTGATAATGTGTTTGACTCAAATCTTATAAAGAGTATTACCGAAACCACAATTATGGATCCTATTGGTAAAATGATTGGTGGTGGTTTTTGGATATGGAAAGAAGCCGAGATTGGACACAAGTATATTATGGGTGTTGATGTATCAAGAGGAGACTCAGAGGATTTCTCCACAATTCAAGTTTACGATTTTGATGAAAGAGAACAAGTTGCCGAATACTTGGGAAAAGTTCCACCAGATGTGTTGGCTGAAATCGCTTACAAATGGGGTACAATGTATTCAGCGTTTATTGTGATTGATATTACCGGTGGTATGGGAGTTGCAACATCAAGAAAGTTACAAGAGTTGGGATACAAGGATCTTTACGTAGAGGGTGTTGAATACGGTAACAAATGGCAATATGATCCGAAAGTAAAAGATAAAATACCTGGTCTAAACTTCAGTCAAAAACGGGTACAGATTATTGCCGCATTTGAAGAATCACTAAGACACAATATGAAAATAAGGTCGAACAGATTATTGAATGAAATGAATACCTTTGTATACATAAATGGTAGACCCGATCACATGAGGGGACAACATGACGATTTGATTATGGCGATTTCTATGGCAGTTTATGTTGCGGAAACATCATTTACTCAACTAAATAAGGTTAATAATATGGCTAAAAGTATGTTGGAATCTTGGACTGTTGAAACATATGAAAAACCAAATAAGGAATTTTTTAATCCCGCCCTTCCCAATATGAATCAATTCAATAACATCGCTTATAGAAATCAACCATCTTTGAAAGAATATAAAGACTATTTATGGTTATTCGGTACCGGGAAGCGTTGAAATATAATTAATAAGTCGTAATTTTTGTAATGATGGAAGATAAAGAAAAAAACTTAACAATATGGCAGAGGTTGTCCCAAACTATGGGACCAAATTCCCTTTTGGGTCAAGACCTACCAACTTACAAATTTGATAAAAAAGAATTGCTTCGTACTACCGACAAAGAAGAATACGAAAAAGAAAAACTACAAGCTCGTCAATCATATTACTTAACACAACAATGGGCTAAGATTGAAAATAACTTGTATAGTCAAGCCGTCTATTATGAACCAACCAGATTGTCATCATATTATGATTACGAATCTATGGAGTACACACCAGAAATATCTGCGGCTCTTGATACATATGCCGAGGAATCTACAACCGTCGATGAGAATGGTTATATGTTACAAATCTATTCTGACTCAACTCGGGTTAAATCTATTTTGGGTGACTTATTCAATAACGCATTAGATATCAATACCAATCTACCAATGTGGACTAGAAATGCCACGAAATATGGTGACAATTTTGTGTTTTTAAAATTAGATCCCGAAAAAGGTGTTGTTGGTTGTTTACAACTTCCCAATATCGAGGTTGAACGTGTTGAGGTTGGTATGAGAGGAAAAGCAACTTCAGGAGCCGCCATGGCTGGTACAGGAGATCAGGCTCAAAGTCTGACTTTCACTTGGAAAAACAAACAACTTGAATTTAATTCTTGGGAGATAGCTCACTTCAGATTATTGGGTGACGATAGAAAATTACCATATGGTACATCGATGTTAGAAAAAGCAAGAAGGATTTGGAAACAATTAATTCTCGGTGAAGACGCGATGTTAGTGTATCGAGTATCAAGGGCACCTGAACGACGTGTGTTTAAGGTTTATGTTGGTAACATGGACGATGGTGACATTCAACCTTATGTGCAAAGATTTGCGGCTCAGTTCAAAAAAGATATGGTAACAGATTCGAGTACAGGTAATGTCGATATGAGATTCAATCAAATGGCCGTGGATCAAGATTTCTTTATCCCTGTTCGTGATCCATCAGCACCTAACCCAATAGAAACCTTACAAGGTGCTCAGAACTTATCGGAAATTGCCGACATTGAGTATATTCAGAAAAAATTACTTACAGCACTAAGAATACCTAAAGCATTTTTAGGTTTCGAAGAGGTTGTTGGTGATGGAAGAAGTTTGTCATTACAAGACATTCGTTTTGCCCGTACCATTAATAGAATACAAAAATCTATGGTCGCTGAATTGAATAAAATCGCGATCATTCACTTATTCCTTCTCGGGTTTGAAGATGAACTTGGATCTTTTCAACTTAGTTTGACTAACCCTTCCAAACAGGCCGATCTATTGACAATAGACGTTTGGAAAGAAAAAATGTTATTATACAAAGATGCGGTTATGCCTATTGAAGGAATTGCACCAGTATCACAGTCTTGGGCTAAGAAACACATCTTAGGATTTTCTGACGAGGAAATTAAACTTGATTTACAACAACAACGAGTTGAAAAGGCGGTCGCTACAGAGATTCAAAATACTGCAAATGTTATTACAAGAACTGGCATATTCGACACGGTTGATAAACTATACGGAAATGGCGGAAAGACTGTCACGGGTGAAACCGAGACTACTGACACTGAGTTTGACGCTGGTGGTTTAGGTACTGATGAGGCACCAATACCAGCTGAAGTTGGTGGTGAGGTCACACCTGAATCAGTAGAGAGGAGAATGAACGTAATTACAGACAGAGATGATTTTACAACAATAAGTGAAATCGACTTAGAAAAAGGAAAAAGATTTTTGGGTGAGATCGAGAACGAACTCCGTAAAATCATGGACTAATAATATTTATAAAAAAAGACAACAAATGAGATTCGGTGAAATATTATCAAAAATAGAAAAAAAGATGGTTAATTCCTACGTGGATGAACTATTTCAAAAAGAGATGAAAGACTTCAAAAAACATGTTTTGGAGAATAAGAAAGTTGGTTCAGCATTTCACATCTATAATCAATTAAACACTAAGCAGGGTTTAGACAAGGATCTTGCTAACCTATATGTAAATGAAAGTGTTCGTCAACTTGAAAAGAGTTTAGAAAAAACAAGTCTTACGGATATAAAAAAGTGGTTGAAAGGAACCGTCTGTGAAAATCAATATGAGGATATTGATAATTTACTTTATGTAAAATCAGATATGATCTTAGAATCAGTATCAAGTAGAAAAAAAATTATCAATAACTTGATGGAGAAAAAACAAGTTTCAGAGACAATCAATTTACCACTTGAGTCTATTTTTAGAATTGCTGAAAATCAACTTAAAAATTATATTGAAAAGCTGGATGAGGTATCTCAAAAAGATTTGTTGAAAGTTTTGATGACAGAAGATACCGAATTGTCAAAAGAATTCACAGATCTAAAATCTAAAACTTTGGAATCTCTATCGAAGATTACCTCGGTTGAGGATGACGTTACAAAAAGTAAATTGACAGAGACAATCGAACTTATACAGAAAGAAGAATACTCAAAGGTGAATTATGTAAGACTTTATAGTCTCTACAACAATATTCAGTAGGTTTCCCGATCTTTTTTACCCTGTAGGTACACGGCGTTATTTATTTCATTACGTCGTCTTACAGACTTCTTTTCGTAGTATTGACGATCCCGTAAATATGTTAACTGTTTGGTACGAATCACCTTTCCTTTGAGCACTTTCAGTGCTTTTTCAATATTATTATTCTGAACAGGGATTACAAGCATATCATATAAATAATCAGATGTTGATAAAAATTTGACCAATACCAATATTGTTAGTATATTTTCAATATCAATAAACGATTTGTACGAAAATATTATATATGAAAAAAGGTAAAACCTCACGTTTAGTAGGATTTCCTGACGCTAAAATGAACTTTGGAACAGTTGATTCCAAAAACTTAAAGTCAATTTACTTAAACATCCAAAGTTGGGTAACTCCCAAGTATGAATACGATGATGTAGAACGTGTGGTTTCTACATTCGGAAAATCCATAAAAAATTCTATTTATGACTCCATAGATAATACCATGTTTAAAGAACAAAATATTGTGGATTTAGACCTTAGAACAAGTGGTATACTATACGGAAAAAAAAGTTTTATGAACTTAGAAATTACCCTTTTCTTCAATACCATAATGGACTTCAAAGACCCAAAACTAAGACTAGCACTAAAGAGAATAGCAAAGAAAATCTACATCAGTAGTTTTAAAAAATCTGTTTATTTTGACTTTACCCTATCGAAAAAGGTAAAAGAACTATAACAGTATATTTATTATTTAAATAATAATATGAAAATTTTAGGTCCGAGTGAGATCGGTAAAGGAATTTTAGTTGAAATGGATGCGGGACATATCTCTCCCACCCACGAACTCAACAGATCCATTATCGAAGAATCGAATAAAAATATTATGGATTACTCAAAACCTTTTGAGTTTTTCGCAGTCCTTCAGAAATACAATACACCAAATAGAAATGGTCGTACCTATCCCGAAAGGATCCTAAAGCGTGAGGCGGTAAACTATAAAAAGTTAATCGACAAAGGTGTCGCCCTATCGGAGCTAAACCACCCTGAATCATCCCTTATCGATCTCGATAGGGTGTCACACTCCATCACCGACATATGGTGGGATGGTAATATCCTAATGGGTAAACTAAAACTTCTGACATCACCAGGTTTCCACGAAAGAGGTGTGGTGTCAACAAAGGGTGACCAAGCGGCTAACCTTCTTAGACAAGGAGTTACCCTCGGTATCTCCTCTCGTGGTGTTGGAACACTAAAGAAGGTCGGTGAACAAAATGAGGTACAAGACGATTTCGAACTTATCTGTTTTGATTTGGTATCCTCACCATCTACACCAGGAGCATACCTATTTACCGATGTGAAAGAGAGAAATAATTTCGAAGAAAACTTAGAAGAAGAAAAGATCGAAAGATTGTCATCTACATCGGCATCTACGGGAAAAGGTATGAATCGCTCTATTGACTTGTTGAATAAATTGAACCATTATTTAACCAAATAAATAAAACAACAAAACCATGGACGAAAAATATTTTGTAGCAAAGATCACCTATGATCTACCTGATGAAAACACTGGTAGAATAAAAAAAATCAGAGAAGAAAAACTCGTAAAAGGTTATTCTGTTACTGATGTAGAATCAAAAGTAACCGCCAAATACCTCGGGTTCCAACACGATTGGAGAATCACTTCGGTATCTGAAAGTAAGATCGATGAGGTTGTAGAAAAATAGTTTTTACACTATCATAACAATTATCCTCCTACGAAAGTTGGGGGATTTTTTATTTTAATTTGTTTGTAATATGTGAAATAATGAATTTTTTATAATATGGATATATTTATATGGTAAATTATTTACAATTTAATTATGGCAGACAACAAGTCATTAGTCGAAGAAGCACTACTCCAAATGAAAAATTTGGAACAAGTAGTGACTGAAAATGCAAAAGGAATACTTGCTTCTACAATGAAGGAAGAAATCTCTGAACTAGTAAAAGAGTCTCTTAAGGAGGCTGAACACGATGAAGAAATGGATATGACCGAAATGGACGAGCAAGATGCTGAGGACATTATGGGACTTGACATGGATTCAGAGGAAGAGTCCGATGAGGATAGTGAAATGGAAATGGATTCCGATGAGGATGAAATTGAATTGGATCTTGACTTGGAGGATGATGAACTACCAATCGATCTTACAGGATCATCTGACGAGGAAATCTTAAAGATTTTCAAAGCTATGAGTGATGAGGACGGAATTATTGTCAAACAAGACGATGATCAAGTTCACGTCAAGGATGAAAACGAAGATGTCGAATATATCATTCAATTGGAAGGTGAAGTAGAGGAATACTCTATGACCGACGAGATGGAAGAGCAAATGGACATGGACGTTGAAGTTTCAGATGACGAAATTTCTGACGAAGAATTGGATCAGATGATTGCTGATATTTTCAGTCAATCAGAAATGTCCGAGGATGAAGATACAGAAGAAATGGAAGAAGAAGATGAAATAGTTTACGAGATCGAAATGGACGATGATGAAGACATGGAAGACATGAAAGATTCAGATGTTAACGAAACAAAGATGATGATCAAACCAGTAATGGGTAACCTAAAAAACAGTAAACTAACTACTAAGGCTGAAACTAAGGAAGGAGCAATCGAACCAAAAGGAAGAGCTAAAGGAATGGGTATGAATCTGTCACCGAAAAAATTCGAATTTACCGAAGAAGAAATGGAAGAAATTGCTAAGACCGCCAAAGGTTCTAGTTTTAAGAAAGATTTTGGATCAGGTAAGGACGAATACAGACGTAAGACTGTAGGTGGTGTCAAGAAAAAAGCTGGTGAAGGAAAAGACGGACACTTTAAAGACTACGAAGGAAAATTTGGTGGTAATAAAGGTGATAAGTCTAAAACCAATATGGGTAAGATGGATTACGAAAAGTCTGAAGCTACTGAAGCTGCAAGAACTTACGGATTCGGATCTAAGGATGGTCGCGGTTTGAGAAAAGGAGTTTCTAACAATAGAAACTACGATTACACAAAAGGTGCTGCTAACGTTAACGAAGAAGTTCAACGATTGAGAGTAAAAAACGAAGAATACCGTAAGGCTCTTAACGTGTTCAGAGAAAAATTGAATGAAGTTGCTGTTTTCAATTCAAACTTAGCTTATGCTACGAGATTGTTTACAGAACATACAACTACCAAACAAGAGAAAATTAATGTTCTAAGAAGGTTCGACAATGTCGAGAACTTGAAAGAATCAAAAGCTCTATACAATTCTATCAAGAATGAACTAAATAACACGACTCAAAATGTTGTGACTGAATCAGTTGGTAAGATTGAAAAATCACCGGCTTCAGGTTCAGCTCAAAACCTTATTGAGTCAAAAACGTATGAGAATCCTCAATTCTTAAGAATGAAGGATATCATGCAAAAAATAACAAAATAAAAAATTAAAAAAAAATTATAAAATGGGTGCATTATTAGAAAGTGGTCTTGTTGGTAATATCGGAATGAAACATCTGAAAGTTATCAAAGAAGACACAATCAACAAATGGGACAAATTGGGATTCCTTGAGGGTCTTAATGGTCACTTAAAAGAAAACATCGCTCAGTTGTATGAAAACCAAGCTTCACACTTAATCAATGAAGCTTCTTCAACATCTGACTCAGGTTCATTCGAAACTGTTGTTTTCCCAATCGTTAGAAGAGTATTCTCTAAACTTCTCGCTAACGATATCGTATCTGTACAAGCTATGAACCTACCTATCGGTAAGTTGTTCTACTTCGTACCTAAAATCCAAGGTTACTCAGGTGGTACTGAAAACCAATTCAGTGGTAACCACTACCCACCTGTAGGTGCTCCTGGTTACGCAACAGCTACTGACCAAGGTAATCCTAACGCAGGTTACACTGACGTTCCTGCAGGTGCTGCTGGTTACAACGATATCTTCACTAAGAACTTGTATGACTTGTTCTACGAAGGTAACGAAGCTGGTTTGAATCCTCCTGGATTGTTCGATTACTCAAAAGGTAAGTGGTCTGCTATCACCGCTACAACTAACACTGTAGTATGGGATAATAGCGTATTGATTCCTTCAGGTTATCCTGAGAGTAACTACAGAAAGGTTCTTATCGAAATGAGTGGTTTCTATTCAAACGGAGCTGGTCAATTGATCGGACCCAATGGTAACACTATGGATACAGAGGAATTCGTTTCAGGATTAATTATTCTACCAACAACCCTAACATCAGTTCAAGCTGGTTGGGGATTGGGAACTGGTCCAATCTTGTTCAACGTAGTAACTCAGAGATACGGTAAAGGTATCGTAGAATATGGTTCAACTGCATCAACAGTATGGCCTACTACAGGTTCCGGTGGTCAATACAATGACATCTGTACCGCTGACGGAAGAATCTACTTACAACTCGACTTACAAACTCCAGTTTGTGTTGATTGTGGTCAGACATCACCTGATGGATATACTGGTACTACATTCTCAGCTTCTTCTGCTGACACATCAGCGTTTGTTGCAATCTACAGACTGTACAAAGAACTTGAATTTGAAGATCAAATCGGTGAAGTTTCTTTTGACCTTGAGTCAGTAACAGTTTCTGTTACTGAAAGAAAACTAAGAGCACAATGGTCTCCTGAATTAGCGCAAGACGTTGCAGCATTCCACAACATCGACGCAGAAGCTGAATTGACAGCTTTGTTGTCTGAGCAGGTGGCGGCTGAAATCGATCGTGAAATCTTAAGAGACTTGAGAAAAGGTGCGGCTTGGGATCTTCGTTGGGACTACAACGGATGGAAGAGACTTTCTTCATCTGGTA